TTTTTAAGTTGCTCAATTTTCTTTAAGCATCAATTTAATATTGATGGTGATTATCTTTCTGCTTTTTCAACAATTGTTGCTGCTACTGCTGCATTTTATTTTTATACCGATTGGAAGGATGAGCATAAATTCAATCTATTGAAACAGCATCAGGACTATTTAAAGATCAAAGGGGCAAAATTGCTTGATCATTTTAGAAAATCTCAGGTGTTGTTTGCCACGATTGAAGGTTCTACTGTGCAAGAAGGTGAAAAGAAGTGGATTGATGCTTGTGTTGAAATTAGATTGTTCTCATCAGAATTAACAAATATTCAAAAATCCCTCCTAGAATATAAAAGTTGTCTTTCCACTTTTGACTCAAATGAAATTTTGGAAAAACATAGGGATAGGTTGGAGAAATACAGTACTAGAATTTCGCAAATTAATGATGAGTTTGTATCTAAACTTCCATTTTATACTATAAGTACAAGTCCGCAGTGTTCAGATGTTTTGGAAAGTTGGAGGGATTCCATAATAAAGTTTGATTTTTTTTGTTCTGTAGAAATGTCTGATTTTTATTTTAAATACTTAAAAACAAAATAAATAAAGGGGCATAAAGCCCCTTGTTAGTTTTTGCGTCTTGCTTGCCTTTGGGCTTTAGCCTTATTTAGATTATCTAAAATTGGCATGACAGTAGCGGGACTATAAAGGTGCTTCCCATCACCGCCAAGATTAAACGCTCTTAATTCATCAATAATGGTTTTTCTTGATAAATTGTACCGTTCCATTAACCATGAAGCCGGCACACGGTTTGGTATTTCCTCCGCTTTAATTTCTAAAACCTTACCGATGTTTGGTACATCGTCATGTATAAAAATTTGAGGCGGTTTTTCAGATTCAACTACAACAATATATTTACCCATCTTTATACACCTTATGTTCTAGCAATGTTCTCAGGAGTAATCACAGAGGGTCAGCAATGCGATTACACCTGTAGAACATTGCTAAGAATGTTCAATAGAAATATTTAAAAAGGTATGTCTTCCAAATGCTCTGTTTTAATAACTGGGTCAGGAATATGAAGGGTGCAACTTGATACCAAAACATGAAATTCTTCACCAGGATTAAGTTTCGCCAATCGATGTGCTTCATGTTCAGCACTCGCATAACTTTCATGTTTATAAGTAGGATTGCCGCGGCCCTCGCTCCAAACTAAATAAAATGGTTTCATGACTGTTCAGCTCCTTCTATTAGTTTCTCTTTGGCAAACAAAGCTTCTGCACCATCTTCAGTAAAACCGATATCTATTAAGAAAAAACCATGTGGTGCAATCGGATCCCATTTAGATAAATCCGATGAGTCCATAATTTCCAAAAATTGATCATCAGAAACACTTCCTTCTAAATAAAGTCGAGTAGTGACAATATTGAAGTGCTCCTTTAGTTGATCCCAATCGCCTTGACTTAACCATTCTTGATCAGCATGATTGTCATCTAGATATTTAAGAAATTCAGGATGTACCCAACAACCCATTTCATCCCGGATGATCTCAGTTGGTTTTAATTGATTAATCATCCTTCAGCTCCCGATTCGCTATTACATTTATTAAAGTGAAGTCTTAAGATTTCCGTTCCTACTTCATATTTTGTAAACTCATCCTTTTTGTGGTGTTCTTCGGTAACAACTTCATCAACTGTATACCCAGCTGATGCGATAACAACCCCATAGCAAAGTTCATAAAATTCACCATCTTCAGCAACATGATGGCCATCTGCGACTTTATCTCTATACCAATCAAGACTAGCCTCAGCTTCTTTTTGAGCTTCGTTTAAAGAGTCGTGATATTTAAAGCCATCGCCGTTAAAATCATGGCTAAAGTATTTTTGCGGTCGTACCGCCTGAGCTTTGGCTCTTGCTAACCATGCCGTTTCACTTGTATAAAAATCTGTTTCAAATTCAGGACTAAGATCTCTATAAAACTTGTACGCAATTGGGTCATTATTCTTGTACCAATTTTCATGAGCCAATTTTTCTTCATCTTCATTAAACATCGCTAAGCCCTCAAATATTCTTCTTTAGTCCACTCAACAAACTCTTTATAAAGTTGTTGTGCTGGTTTATTTAAACGGTTGTTGTAGTCGATCGTTATGCGGCGCCAAGCGACTGGTACCGCATAATGCTTGGTTAGAAACATTGCTTGATCAATGCCTTGCCGGACTATTACGTAGCCCAGCAATTGCAAGTAGTACATAAAACCAAGCATGTGTTTTTGGCTCACTTTCTTGTACTGATCTTTCATATTAGAAACCGTCTCCTAATAAATAATCAGGCTCAGCCTCTTGAAGTGGCGTAGATGTAGGGTTCTCTAATTCAAAGCGGCGTTTTCTCACATACCCCATTAGCTTCGGTTGAATCTGCGGATCTCGTGCAGCCACATCTATTTCCAGCGCATCCAATGTTGTGAGGTCTGGTGCGTTCTGGATCTGAACCATTAAAGATGGTGGCTCATTCGTAGATGCCTGTTCTTTTTCTAGCTCTTCAAGACGTTTGTGAGTGGCGAGAAGGATAGGCTTCATTTGTTCGTCATCCCATGTGCGGGTATAACGATAAACCGCATTTACTTCTGCAGGTGTTTTTGACTCTTTTACACGCTGTAGAAGAGTATCTAGGGTTTGCTGATATTCTGGATCTACTTTAGGCTCGTTAGTTTCTGGAACTAACAGATCCTCAGATGTGGTGACATTTGTTTGTTCGGTAATAACAATTGTTGGTTGAATTTCTGCAGAAATAACTTCAATAGGCTTTTCTGCTTTTGATTTCTTGCCACGCTGTTTCTTTTTTTCATCACCTAAGCGAATAACACTTAAATCGTCACTAACTTCAAAACCTAACGCTTTGGACAGTGCTTTTAATTGAAGCTTGGCGTTTTCTGCATCACGTTGAACGAAGCCACTGTTAATAGAATCAATTAATGCGTTAGTTTTGAAATCTAAAACATAAACCGTAGGTGAATATGTACTGATTACAAAAACTTCCTGACCGTCTTCATACTCATCAATAGTTAATGGCTTTGTGAATGTAATGCCAGCCAGTTCAATAGTTTCGATTTTGATGCAGAATTCAAAACCCGGTTTGCCAAAAACAGAAGCGGGGAATTGATCTAAATCGGCAAAGTCCAACATGTCTCCGGCTGGACGACATAGAACAGTTTTACCGTTTTGAAGAGCTGCAAATGCTTCAGCTGCAGTTAGTAAGTTAGACATAAATAGCTCTCCTTTTAGTGATGTAACGACTGTTGTTGCTGAACTTGCTGAGGATTGTTTTTAGGTGCCCAACCCATCTGATCGGCACGTGCTTGGCATGCTCTATTGATACCCGCCTCATACGTAGTACCTTTAAACTTCTTAATCGCAGCATTTAAGATGTTGGTGTCTGGTGCATCTTTAATTGCTTTTAATGCATCTTGATATAGTTGGTCCTGAGTACGAGGCGGCTTCTGGTTACCACCCTGAGCGATTGTCTGATTATTTTGATTTGTATTTTGACCTGCTGGGGTAGAGGCATTTTGCTCTAGATAGGCATAGTCATAGTTGTATAGATATTTACTTCCATCAAAATTACCGAGGTAGACATCAGCTGCCACACCAATAGCTTTAAACGCTACACCAAGAGCATCAGTAACGGCCTTTTTATAACCTTCATCAATCGCTACTAATTTGCCTTTTTGAACTTCAACAATTGCTGAACCGCCGTTGCCGAAAAATTCCTCACCCCAAACACCATCAATCTTGGTTTTTACTGCTACTTCAGCAAAAGCCATAATGGTTCCATCTGGCGCAGTTTCGGACCACAAACGCACATGTCTATAAGTCCAGCCATGACCAACAGGTCCAAAGGCCTGAGTCATAGCCATTAATCGCCATTGAGGGTTAATATCTGATTTACCTTTTAAATAACCAAACTCAATTTTTTTAAGAAAATTGGTAGGCGTTTGCTTAACTGCATTCCAGATATGTAAGTTGTCTTTTGAGTTTTCAGTTGTCATTTTTCTTATCCTCATCTAGAGCCGGTGAAGCCGCGTTTTTGCTTGTAAGCTTTGCGGACATAAGTAGGGATGTTTGTTTCACGCAGTTTTATAGCGAGCTGCTTTCTGCGCTGAAAATCGATTTCTTGGGTGAGTTCATTCCAAACTTTTGGATAAGAAGTTTGGAACCTGAACACATTTAAAGGCGTCTTAACTCCGTCTTTAACTTTGTAAAGAACTGAGCCATTAGCATTAGATGCGTACACTTGCCAGCCAATACGAACAGAGTAGAGGCCCTTATCATCACGGCCTAAAAATGACTTGTAGCCGTCGGGGTGCTTTTTGAAATGAGTCATCTTTAAGCCTCCACCAACTTGTTACGTTCGATGAAGCCTTTTAGAAGGTCATTGATGTTGCGGATGTCTTCAAATTCGGTGAAATCGTTATATGACTTACCGTTAATGTCAGTGATTTCATTCACAGTGAGTTGGGTAATATCGACAGCGGTGAATTCAGAACCCGGAACGCCGTAGCTGTCTGGATGAGCTTCAAAATCAAAGCTAACGTTTAAACGGAAGCTATCTAATTTAATTACAGCAACGCCAGAATGTTTACCTGTGATTTTTGCGGTTAAAACCCCGTAAGTACTTGGTTGCGTTTTTGGAGTAAATAGAGAAGGAGCTTCTTTTGTTTGGAAAGCTGGCTGCAATTGGCAAGCAACTAAAGAACCACCAGAGATTGCAAGTGCAGCCATGCTGACAAATGCAAATGAGTTGAATGAATTTACTTTTACGTTCATAATTGATCTCGCAGTTTGCAAAAGCACATCGAGAGGTAGGAGGTTCGGTGTGCTTTTTTGTTGTCTACGAGATAAAATTATCAAAAGATAATTTACTTAGCAATAGCAATTGATAAATTAATTTATCATTTTTGATAATTGCATGATTATTAAGGCAATAAAAAAGCCTGATAATTTATCAGGCTGATAATGTAATTTTTTATATTTTTTATACTTCTCCACATCTCCAGCGTACTAAACCTTTAATTTGAATGGCATCTAAATCTTCCTTTTCAATATGCTCATCTGGAAAGGTTTCTTTGTCGGGATTATCACTAACAATTCTTAAGCCGCCGTTGGTTTTTCTAAAAAGTCTTTTTATTCTCAACTCTTTATTTGCAACAAAAGCATAAATTTTATCACTAATTACTTGATCAATCGTTTTTACTCGTAGGTCTGTAAGAATAGCATCCGTATGATTGATAGTTGGCTCCATACTTCTACCATCACCGGTAATAATTCCTGTATCTTCATGGCTTAAGGAAAGTCCACATTTACGGATAAAGCTTTCTTTAAAGACCAACCCGCCTTTAATTAATTCATCTTCATTTGTATAGCCATTACCACATGCAGCTTTAATGTCATACATCGGAATAATTACATAGTCACCTGAATCATCAAGGTTTGAAGCAGGTCGAATAACACCATTCTCAATTTTACTTTTACCAAACGGACTTGATTCATCAAGTAGGTCGAGAAAATTTGCCTCTAAATTTAACTCTTTTTCAATCTGCCGTGCTTTCGCCTCACTAACACCTCGTGAACCTTTTTGATCAGGCTCCATAAGCATTTGAGAGAGATAGGTTTTGTCGATGCCTACAGCAACCGCGAAGTCTTCTTGACGCTCGTAAATTTTGTCAGAAAGTAACTGGTCAATTAGCTTACGCAAGTTCTTACGACGTATTTCTTTAAGATTCATGGACACAACATTCATAAGCCAACTAATTATCAAATGATAACAATAAGGGATAAATTTTGCTAATTATCCTATTGCAATTAAAATTATCAAAAGATAAACTCAAGTGATAAATTAATTATCAATAGGTTTATCAATGGAAGTGGAAGTATCAACCAAATCACTTGCTGATTACCTTAATTCTTTGCCTAACAAAGAAGCTAAAGAGAAGTTTGCAAAAAAATGCGGATCAACTCTTGGATATTTGCGTCTAGTCGTAAACAAATTTCGTTTTTGTAGCGCAACTTTGGCAATTGCCTTAGACCGAGAAAGCCACGGAAAAGTTAGCTGCGATGAATTATGCCCAAATGCTGACTTTGAATATGTAAGACGTAGCACAAAACCCAAGCGTACCGCATAGGAACAATTATTCACTTACGCCTTATGTGCGTATACGTGAAATTTAAAGAGGTATTCACATATGAGTGAAATTCACTTAAGCCCAGAGGCTAAAACGGCAATTTACAAAATTGTTCACCAATCGCAAGGTATTTCACCGCAAGAAATTGCAGACGTTCTAGGCGATTCATACAAGAGCGTTCTTAACTACGCAAACCCAAATATGGAAACGCATTTCCCAAGTATCAAAAAACTTGAGGCAATGATTCAGTTTACTCGCAACCCTGCATTAGTTAAGGCGTGGGCGCATATGCTTGGATTTGTATTAGTTCCAGCAAGTCAAGCCGATGAAAAAGCCCATGAAGTAAGCATTGTTGAAACGTTGCTACATATAAACATCAACAATGGCCAAGCTAATCAGCAGGTTCACAAGGTTTTAGAGGATGGGGTGGTAACACCAGCGGAATTAGCCGATACCGAAGAAATCTTAGAGCAAATGGAAAACCACATTCACCAGCTTCGTGAAGCACTTAAATCAGAAGCAGCAATCTACATTTCAAAATCACAAAAAGAAAAAGCTTGATCGGCGAAATCAAGCTTTCAGGTGATTCATTAATTTCAAGGGTCAATGAATATGCAAACTAATTTAGCAAACCAAACAGCTAAAGGCAATCTGCAAGAGCAGAAACGTCAGCAAAGTTACCAGTCGTGGCATGAACCGGCTTTAAAAACTTTGTCGGATTTGTTGGAAGGGCGAAAAGCGAACTTAAAAAAGCGTAACCATGACGTAAATCAAGCGGCAGTTACACGTGATGAGTTTATGCAAGGTCTGGTCGATGAGCATGGTGTGCATGGCATAAATCTCTACCATGCGGGCGTAATTATATCGAGTCTTTATAGAGCTAAGCGGATCCGCTATTTGGGCTCTTTCATTCAAGTGAATGAAGAGGGGGATAAATGAGCTTAGACGCTACTGTGTGGGCTTGGAAAAAGAAATTCACTCAGGAAAAGGGTGGTTCCTCTCCAGCTCTAAAAAAATTAGTGCTGCTTTCAATGGCTGATCGTGCGGATGAGCAACACTGCTGTTATCCGAGTTCTACACGCTTGGCTGAAGATTGTCAGATTAATAAAAAAACCCTTTTTAAGATTCTGGATGAACTCAGTTCTGAGGGTTTAATTTTCGATACTGGTGAAAGAAAAGGTCGAACAAAGCAGGTAATTGTCTATCGTTTAATTGGTGTGCAAGGTCGAGAAAATACAGTACCAACATTGGAACAGTTAGGCTCGGAAAGCCTTGATACACAAGGGGAAGGTTCTCAAACAGTACCAACATTGGAACAGTACCAACATTTCCAGCAAACAGTACCAACAATTCCACCAAACAGTACCAACGTTGGTACACGGAATCTATCAAGTAATCTTTCAGATGAATCTAAAAATAAAAAAACTTGGCTTTGTTTTAAAAAACTTCGTGAAGAAATTCTTTTGGCAACTGATCAGGAAACTTACGAGCAGATCAAAAACGCGACTTGGTTCGATCGAGAGTTACGAGCATTTGAACTCTACAACGCCGAGAAGAATCTTTGCGATGAACTCATGAATTACCACTTTGCAGATTGGTTAATCAACGCATGTGGAAAATACCAAGCACGTGAACAATCTAAAAAACCAAATTCTGGAACGCAGGTCCGAGTCCCGCAGGGAGAATCAAATACTCTTAGTTCAAAACAGATTTACTCATTTGCTCAAAAACTTTCTGTACATCCTGAGTTTGCAAGCAAATACGCTGAAGGTAACGAGAGCTATGAACAACTTGCTGCACGTATCGCAGTAAAACTCGCAGATCCTGAGCAACAACAAAAATGGATGCCTTACCTCATTCAAGTTGGATTTCAACAAGGCAAAGGAGCAGCAGCATGAATAAATTCGAGATTTTAGCGTGGGGGTTACTCATTTCATGTTTTACCGCAGCTATTAGCGGTGCGGTGGTTTTGTGGTGGTTGGCGCGTAAAGAACATGATGAGGTGAAATGATGATTAAGGCTGAAGTTGTTGTTGATGGCGACTGGTTGAAAATTGGTAATCGCAGTATCCGTATGAACCAATATCTTGATTGGGTTGTTCTATTAGACGGGGTAGCAGAAAAACAATTTCGCTTACTTGAAGACGCTATCAAACATTGTTTGGAACAAAAATATGATTGGTCTGTAATTCCTGCACATGTCAACTTTATGGCAACAGATGAGGATGGGATGGCATGTGGTTGGTTGGTTGAGCCTCATATTGTTGGTAATGCATGGCGAAACCAATCTCATCTTTCAGCGTTTTTTAACTTAACGAAACGCCAAAACCCCTTCAGAGGTGATTGGAAAGACTCACTTGAGAAACGTCCTGAATATGTAGAGCCAGTGCTTAAGGATGGTGAAAAATGAGTCATTTTCATGATGTGCAAACTATTCAGGTTGATAAAGACAAGCAGGTTATTCAATTCACACGCAAGCGTGAAATTAGTGAATGTGATCATGGCCATATCCAAATTTCTGAAGAAGACAGTGAAGTTTTATGCACTGACTGCAACACGAAATTAAACCCTGTTTTATGGATAGCAAAATATTTAAAAGATCTTAATCAAGTTACTCAGCGCAATAACAGAATGCTGGCAGAGGTCCGTGAAATACAGGCAAAGCTTGAAAAGAAAAATAAGTTTATGTGCAAACACTGCCATGAAGTAAACACTATTGATTTTAAGAAGCTTCCTTCACAAGCAGCTGTAGTGCGCGGTATGGCCGTAATTGATCAAGAGTTTGACGGTATGAAAGTGGAGCATAGCCGATGAAGTTAACTAAACAGCAACGTGCTGAGCTAAAACAAAAGTTTGGTGGACATTGCGCTTACTGTGGTGAGTTGCTTGGCGATAAATGGCATGCAGACCATATCGAAGCAGTGAGACGAGATTTAATTCATGTTGGTGGCGGTAAGTTAATTACGGGTGAAATGACTAGACCGCAAAACGACACTTTAGAAAACATGAACCCTGCATGTGTTCCTTGCAATACAAACAAATCGTCTATGCCGCTGGAAGGGTGGCGAAAAATGCTTACACATTACCGTGATGTGCAGTTACTACGCGATAGCACACATGCCCGCCATTTACTTCGTTTTGGTTTGATTGAAATTAAGACAAAACCTGTGACGTTCTTCTTTGAGAATTATAAAGGAGCCAGTCATGAATAAACCATTAGAAACTTTTGATATAGACGCAGCAAAGGCTCGCTACGAAAAATTACGAGGCCGATATAACCGGAGTGGGCTATCTAATACTGATTACAACGAGCTACTTCAATTAGAAAAGGCACTTGACCAAGCGAAGAAGTTTAATGCGGAGGGCGCAAAAAATGGACAGTAGATGGATTGAAGCGCAACGCCGTGAAATGGAAAAGCTTATTTCACCAGAGCTAATCAAGTCGAGGGATTTAGCACGTCAAAGTTACTTCGATCATATGGAAAAAGAAATGGCTGACCACGTATCACGCTCAATTGAACCACTCAGCGGTAAAAAGCAAAGCACTCTGGTTGAACTAAGGGAGTCAATTGAAAAACTGGCTCAGAAGTATAAACAAGATGCTCATTCTTCCAGCCTTTTTGGTGATCAGGATAAAGCGCGAGTTTATAACTGCTTTGCTAATCAATTGGACCATTTGCTGAAAGGTGGTGCTTGATGTCATCAGTCAGCATTGCTGAATACCGTAAGTTATTTCCTATTAAGAAAAATAAAAAGCGGCGTTCAGCAAAGCAAATTGCCAGACAACCAAGTGTGGGTGAAATGGTTCTGGCAACGCATTTAAGAGCATGCAAGATCGGTTTTGAACAGGAATATAAGTTCCATCCTGAACGTAAATGGAGAGCAGATTTTTTAATTACGGGTACAAAGATTTTGATTGAGGTTGAAGGCGGGATCTGGAGCGGAGGTCGTCACATAAGAGGCAAGGGCTATATAGGGGATATGGAGAAATACAACTCCGCAGCAATGATGGGTTTTACAGTTTTACGGTTCAGCACAGCGCAAGTTAAGTCCGGTATGGCATTAAAGCAAATTGAATTATTAATTAAGGGTAAATAGGAAGGCGATTATGTTGGTTGAAAAGTTTGATTTTATTGAGTTACTTCGCCTTGCTATTGCTCAAGGCAAAGCTGAAGGAAAGAAAATTTCGAAAGATGTTGTTTTAGGTGAATTAGCACTTTTATCACCAGCTGCAAAGCTTTGGGCCACTGTCTTGATTGAAAAGGTTGATTTTGAGCGAATCGCAATAATTACCCCAGCACAAAAACAGACTGAAACTTTTTACAGTAAGTATGACTTTAATTTTCAAACCGAACGCCGTATTGAAGATATTCCGGGTAAGGTTGAGTTTGTTCGTGGTGAGATTAAATCAGGTAATTTTTTCCGAGCGCGTAATAAATTAGCGGTAAAGATTCATGAAGAAATGGTAAAGAAAAAATTTACCCCTACCAATGCCCAAGGTGATCTTACTAATCTGGCAAAAGGTATGGCTGAGATTATTTTACGCGGACATGTTTTCGTTAAAGCTATGTGTGGAGCATGCCAAGGATTAGGAAAACTCGAAACATTTAATTCAAAGGGTTTTCCTGAGGGTGCAAAGTTTTGCGAAAAATGTAATGGAACAGGTAAGCGCCCATATACATTAAATGAAAAAATGAAAATTGCAGGTATTGTTGCCACTAAGACTGCTTACATAAAAAGCTATCAGAAGTTCGAGTTATTTGGAGAATCTATTGTGGCAGAATGGGAAAATGAAATTAGATCGCGCATTTCTCGATCATTTCGTTTTGAACTTCCTGATACTCAAGAAACTTGTGCTTGACAGTTGGGTATACACTTGAGTATAAAGATTTCTAAAATGGGCGAATTATACATACTACGCCCGAAAGTATTTATCAAATTAAAGCCCACTTTCTAAGTGGGCTTTTCCGAGTCCTGTTGGGGTTGCTGTCGACCTCCTTGTAAACGGGAAGGTTCTGAAGCTGTGTCATTACTGAAACAGGAACCGCAAGAAGACAGCAACGACTGGGCGCCACATAGATCAACAGCTTCATGGGTCGTGGCATTGTTTTAAGGGAGGATTCTATATGGATCTACTCGAACAAACAGGCTCAGCGGGCTATTTAATTGGCTTTGCAGTATTGTTTAATGCACTAGTTGTATCATTCGTACCTGCATTAGCTTTTACGCTTACTTTGCTTGTATTAGTAGTGTGTTTGGTCATTGTGAAATTTGACTAATAGCCGACAAAAAATTCGTTAAGAGGTTTTTTTAAGGTCCAGAAATGGACTTTTTTTTATTGTTGGATTTTGCCGAGCGTATTACGGCACAAAAGGGCCCCGCTAAATATCGATTATTGGCGGGGCTTTTTATTTTATGTGTTAAGCTGCCATTCATAATTTTATGGATTAGCTCAATGTATATTTGTATTGGCGGTGATTTAGACGGTGAAATTGTTAATAACCGTGAAGGTACATATTTTGAAGCAAATGAAATAGATCCTAGTAAGCAATCAACATATAACCGCCAGAGTTATAAAGTTGGTGAAAATACATATCGTTTTTGGCTTTGTGCTGAAATTTCTTATTCAGAAACAACTAAAATCGCTAACAAGTATCTCGCTGAAAAATACCCATATCTATCTTAAATAATAGTTCAAACAAATGAAGCCCACCAATCGGTGGGTTTTTTATTGCCTACTTGGAGTGTTTATGACTGAGTTTCAAAAAATCACGCGAGAGATAAGACAGCTTCAAGTAGATCTAAATCATTTGGGAAGCTGTACAACGAAAGGATTATCTACAGAACAGATCGCTCAATTAGATGAGCGATTTTTTTTAGCCATAGCAAAGCAAAACAAATTAATTGCACGGCTCAACAACAAGCCTGAGGGCTTCTTTTAAGGGGCTAGGGCATGGATGGTAAAGATTATTTTTGGCTTACAAGAAAAAAAGAACCTAAAACCAAGCCTAAAAGTAGACCATTGCCTAAGGCTAAAGAAAAATATCTGGAAGCTGAAGAAACGTTATTTCAAGAATTAGAAGAGCATCGAATTGGTTATCGAAGAAAATTCCAATTTGAATCAACCAAAAATTGGCGTTTCGATTTTTATATTGTGAAGTTGAATCTTCTTATCGAAATTGCTGGAAGTCCTTGGGCAGTAGGTCGCGGTGGCTCAAAGATAGCAAACGCATTATGTAAATATGATCTTGCTCTAGATCGAGGTTATGTATTTGAGCGTCTTGAACCACATCAAATTGAATCAGGTTATGCAATTAACTGGATTAAAAGCGAATTAGCGAGAATTGAAGATGGATCAGATCAGACCATTCCCACCAACTGATTTTATTGACCAGGCCGAAGAAGAGGAAGCAATTCGTTTAATACCGGCACCAGACCTAAAGAAATGGGTTGTGGCTAACTACTTAACTATAGGTGGACCACTTCATAACCCTGATCATAACCATATTGCTGAGTTGCTTCATGATAATGAAGAGTTCTTAGCATTTGCTTGGGCTTCTTCTGCATATAAAAGCAAGCAAGCTATGGTGTTAGGCCAGTGCGAAAAAGTCATGTTCAATGTTGGTGGCTGGCGTAAAGCTAGACAAAAGCAACAGATGCGTGACTGGTTCGGCTTTGTGCCAACTTACTTAATAACTGTCGACGCTTCTTTCTGTGAGCGTGCAAACGATACAGAGTTCTGTTACTTGCTTGAACATGAGCTTTATCACATTGGAGTGATGAGAGACGAGGACGGAGAAATTGTTTATAGCGATAGTTCTGGTCTTCCTAAGCACTATCTTGCAGGTCATGACGTTGAAGAGTTTATTGGCGTAGTTAAACGTTATGGACCAAGCAAAAATGTTAAGCGACTTATTGAAGTCGCAAAAAATCCGCCGTTTGTTTCGAATCTTGATATTTCAAGATGCTGCGGAAATTGTGTAATCAATTGAGCCTTTTGGCTCTTTTTTTTGTCCTGTTTGCTGTACGTAGCTGTACGAAGGGGAATTTATGGCAGCACTAAAAGAGCCTGTGAAAATATTTATTGTTCAAGCTCTTGCATGCCGTGATACCCCTCAAGAAGTGGTTGAACAGGTCAAGCAAGAGTTTGGAGTTGATATTAGTCGTAGCCAATGTGAATGCTATGATCCAACAAAATATTCGGGCAGAAACTTAAGCAAGAAATTTGTTGAGCTTTTTGAATCAACCAGAGAGAAATTTGATGAAGGCTTAATTGATATTCCTATTGCTAATAAGTACTACCGTCTGAAGCAATACCAAAGACAGCTTGATAGAACTAGAAACGTTAAAACAGCGCTAAAAATTCTAGAACAAGCCGCTAAAGATATTGGTGGTCAATTTACTAATCGCCAAGAAATTACAGGCAAAGACGGCGGACCAGTCCAAACAGTTAATTCTGAAATTCCAGTTCCAATGGAAGATTACTTAAAAGCGCGGAGGGAAGTCTTAGATGAGTACTGATGCGGCTCGGGATAAAGCCATCCGAATCGAGGCGCAAGAAGATTTATATTTCTTCACAAGGTACATGTTTAAGGAGCGCCGTGGTTATAAATGGATGCAAAATTGGCACCACTTAGAAATCTGCGAAGCTTTAATGAAAGTTTATCGCGGAGAGATAAAGCGGTTAATTATTAACGTTCCACCACGATATTCTAAAACTGAAATTGCTGTAATTAATTTCATGGCTTGGTGTTTTGGTAAGAATCCAGACTGTGAGTTTATTCATATCAGTTACTCGGCAATGCTTGCCGCAAATAATGCCTTCCAAATACGAACCCTTGTGCAAGAAGAGGCGTATAGAAAAGTCTTTCCCGAGCTTACATTGCGTGATGATAGTAAGGCTAAAGACTTCTGGAGAACTTCCCAAGGTGGTGTCTGCTATGCGACTGGTACAGGCGGCACGATTACCGGTTTTGGTGCAGGAAAACTTCGTAAAGGCTTTGGCGGCTGCATTATTATTGATGACCCGCACAAAGCACATGAAGCTTCATCAAAAACTATTCGAGAAGGGGTAATTGATTGGTTTCAGAACACACTCGAATCGCGTACTAACTCGCCAGATACGCCGATCATTGTGATTATGCAGCGACTTCATGAAGATGATTTAGCTGGATGGTTGCTAGGTGATAGAAAAGACGGCGTTCCTGTAGCTGGTGGTAACGGTGAAGTGTGGGAGCATCTATGTCTTTCAGCTATTCAGCCTGATGGTTCAGCATTATGGCCAGCTAAGCACTCAATAGAGCGACTTAAGATAATGGAGCAGGCCGCGCCGTATGTATTTGCTGGCCAATATCGACAATTACCGGCACCACCTGCGGGTGGTTTCTTTAAGCCGCACATGATTAGTGTCGTTGATGCATTGCCGGCAACAACAAAACAAGGTTGTCGTGCATGGGATCTAGGCGCTACTGCTGATGGTGGAGACTATACCGCAGGTCCAAAACTCTTTGATGGTGGTGATGGTTATTGGTACATCGCTGATATGGTCCGTGGTCAGTTTGGACCTGATGAGGTGGAGACAACCATTAAAAATACTGCATCCCGTGATGGGGTGAATATCAAAATCAGATTGCCGCAAGACCCCGGTCAGGCAGGCAAGTCACAAGCTAAAAGTTTTGTTAAAAAACTATCAGGTTATTCCGTTGTTGCTAAACC